TGCCTGTGCCGAAACGATTAAAGAAATATTCCCAATGATAGGGGAATTTGTACAACAATAACAATAAGGCAGAACATGACAGAGTACGAAGGTATTAACATAGATTTAAGTAGAGATGATTTATTTGATGAATTGGGGATTAAAAGATTAAAAGAAAGTTACATGAGGGATGACGAAGAGTCACCACAACACCGTTTCGCTTTTGTTTCAAAAGCATTTGGAAGCAATCCGGAACATGCTCAGAGATTGTATGATTATAGCAGTAGACATTGGCTATCTTATTCTACTCCTATCTTATCTTTCGGTAGGTCTAAGCGTGGTTTGCCCATTTCTTGTTTTCTTAACTATATTGAGGATACTGCGGAGGGATTAGTCGAAAATTTATCAGAAACTAATTGGTTGTCTATGTTGGGGGGTGGTGTAGGTATCGGCTTTGGTATTCGTTCTGCCGATGATAAGTCCACTGGTGTTATGCCGCATCTTAAAATGTATGATGCAAGTTCTTTGGCTTATCGTCAAGGTCGTACTCGCCGTGGCTCTTATGCCGCATATCTTGATATTTCTCATCCGGATATTCGTGGATTTATTGAACTTAGAAAGTCGACCGGTGACCCTAACGTCAGATGTTTAAATTTACATCACGGCATTAATATACCAAATTCATTCATGCAGATTATTGAAAATTGTATGTTAGATGCAAATGCCGATGATTCGTGGGAATTAAAAGATCCCCATTCTGGTGAAGTTCGTGATGTGGTATCTGCGAAACAATTGTGGGAACAAATTATTGAATTGCGTATGCACACAGGAGAACCCTACATACATTTTATTGATACTAGCAACGATAAGTTACCAAAATGGTTAAAAGATAAAGGATTAAAAGTACAACAATCAAATCTTTGCTCAGAAATTATTTTACCAACTAATGAGCAAAGAACGGCAGTATGTTGTTTATCATCCTTAAACTTGGAAACTTATGAAGATTGGAAAAATAATAAACTTTTTTTACGAGATGTGGCCGAGATGCTAGATAACGTACTACAATACTTTATTGATAATGCTCCTGTTACTATTGCAAGGGCTAAATTTTCTGCTACTAGAGAGCGTAGCATTGGGGTGGGTGCCTTAGGATTTCATGCGTATTTACAAAAACTAGGAATTCCATTTGAGGGAGTGGTTGCCAAAGTAACTAACAACAAGATTTTTAAACACATTAGAAAGGGACTTGATGAAGCAAATTTACAATTGGGTAAAGAACGTGGGGAAGCACCAGATGCAATGGGTACAGGCTTTCGCTTTAGCCACCTTATGGCTATTGCTCCTAACGCAAGTTCCTCTATCATTATGGGTAATACTAGCCCTTCTGTGGAACCTTATCGTGCCAATGCTTATCGTCAGGACACTTTATCAGGCTCACACCTCAATAAAAACAAGTATCTCGACCGATTGATAAAGAAACAAACTAAAGATGATAACGATTATAACGATATTTGGTCCTCTATTATTGCTAATGATGGTTCTGTTCAACATCTGGATATTCTTACGGACATTGAAAAAGAAGTCTTCAAAACATCGATGGAAATAGATCAGCGATGGGTTATTGAACTTGCCGCAGATAGACAAGAATATATCGACCAAGCACAATCGTTGAATTTATTTTTTAGGCCGGATGCACACATTAAGTATCTTCATGCTATACATTTTATGGCATGGAAAAAAGGATTAAAAACCTTATACTATTGCCGTTCTGAAAAGATTGGTAAGGCCGATAAGGTATCAAAAAGAATTGAAAGACAAGTAATTAAAGAATTAGATATGACACAAGTTGCTCAAGGTAACGACTGTCTAGCATGTGAAGGATAAAAAATGAAACCGACAATCGCAATGTTCATCAATGACCCAAAATGCTCAGTTCAATCTGGCAATGGTCTGATGAAGGCGCTTGGCGAACATTACAATTTTAAATTATTTTCTAAGAATGAAATGGAGGAAGGCTTCTTTGACAAGAATATTGACATAGTTGCTTTTCCTGGTGGGTTTGGTGATTCTGATTCATTTGATACATTACTTAAGCAAAATGGTAAGTATGTAAGAAAGTTTGTCAGAAAAGGAGGTAAGTATCTAGGTATCTGTATGGGTGCGTTTTGGGCCGGCAGACATTATTTTAATTTATTAGAAGATGTTGATGTAACTCAATACATAACTCAACCAGGAACCTGTACTAGAAGACCTCATGCTAAGAATATGCCCACCTCATGGTATGACGGACTTATGCAACACAATATGTTCTTCTATGACGGACCAACCTTTGTGGGTGATGGAGAGTTTACAACACTCGCTACATATACAAAGACCGCAATGCCAATGGCAATCAAACAAAAGAATATGGCTTTAATTGGTTGCCATCCTGAAAGTGAAGAATTCTGGTATGATAGCTATGCCTATATGAAAGGCAAATATCATGGAGGTATACAACATGACTTACTACTAGACGTAGTAAACGAACTTATGGAGATAAAATGATAGTGATTGATTTGCTTTTTGCCGGATTTATAACATGTATAGGTTGGTGGGGTGCAGAGCATTATGTTATTGAACCTTATTTCCCACCTAGCATAGAACAACCAGAAGAGAAACAAAATGAAAAAAATTCTAAGATTTACCGCTGATTGGTGCAATCCGTGTAAACAATTAACTGAAAATATTGCTCGTGCGGAATTAACAATTCCTATCGAAACAATTGACATTGAAATTGATAATATGTTGGCAACCGAACATGGTGTTCGTAATTTACCAACAATGATCCTTTTAAGAGACGATAAAGAAATAAGTAGAATGGTGGGAGTAAAAACGCCAAAACAAATAAGAGAGTGGGCAGGCAAATGATTAAAAAAGCAGGTACTAATTTGACAGATACGAGAGATTCGTTTAAACCATTTAGTTATCCTTGGGCGTATGACGCCTGGTTAAAACATGAACAGTCACATTGGCTTCATACTGAAGTTCCGATGCTTGAAGATGAAAAAGATTGGAAGAAAAAATTAAATGAAAATGAAAAAAAATTTCTCACGCACATTTTTCGTTTTTTTACTCAAGGAGATATTGATGTTGCTGGCGGTTACGTCAATAACTATCTTCCTTATTTTCCTCAGCCCGAAGTTCGTATGATGTTACTTGGGTTTGCCGCAAGAGAAGCCCTACATATTGCCGCTTACTCACATTTAATTGAAACACTTGGTTTACCTGATACTACGTATAATGAATTTTTAGAATATGCCGCAATGAAAGAAAAGCATGATTATATTGTGAACATATCAGGTCAAAACACAACGAAGGAAAATACTGCTACTCATATTGCAACATTCTCTGCTTTTACAGAGGGTATGCAACTGTTCAGTTCGTTCATTATGCTCTTAAACTTTCCTAGACATGGTAAGATGAAAGGTATGGGACAAATCGTCACCTGGTCTATTGTAGATGAAACTCAGCACACTGAAAATATGATTAAGTTATTTAGGACTTATATCAATGAGAACAACGAAATTTGGAATGATGATCTAAAAGGACGATTGTATACAGTAGCAGAAAATATGGTAAAATTAGAAGACAAGTTTATTGACTTAGCTTTTAATATGGGACCTATGGAGAACTTAACATCCGAAGACGTTAAAAAATATATTCGCTATATTTGTGATAGAAGATTAATTTCTTTAGGACTCAAAGGCATATTTAAAATTAAACGTAATCCCTTACCTTGGGTTGAGGAAATGATTAATGCTCCCACCCATACAAACTTTTTTGAAAATAGATCAACCGATTATGCTAAAGGCGCTCTTCAGGGTAACTGGAGAGACATATGGGCGCATTAATTTATACTCTGATAGTAACACATATAACTATCATATGTGTTACCGTGTACCTACATCGTTGCCAAGCACATAGAAGCCTTGAAATTCATCCTTACTTAGGATTGTTAATGCGTTTATGGTTGTGGTTAACAACAGGAATGGTAACAAAACAATGGGTTGCAGTTCATCGCAAGCATCATGCGTTTACAGATTTAGTTAATGATCCACATTCACCTATAATTCACGGTATTGCAAATATTTTGTTTCGTGGCGTTATATATTATTCCAAAACAGTAAAAGATAAAGAAATGGTTCAACAATTTGGTGTAGGGACACCTGAAGACTATATTGAAGAAAATTTATTCTCTAAATATCCATTCTTAGGTGTTTTTATAATGATGATTCTTGATGTTCTATTTTTTGGTAGAACTGGTTTGCTCATTTGGTTAATCCAAATGGCATGGATACCTTTTTGGGCTGCCGGTGTTGTTAATGGTGTTGGTCACTATTTTGGGTACAGAAATTGGTTAACCAAAGATCATTCACACAATATATTTCCTTGGGGGATATTGATTGGTGGTGAAGAGCTACATAATAATCATCATAATAAACCAGCAAGTCCTAGACTCTCAAATAAGTGGTATGAATTTGATATAGGATGGTTTTGGATTAAAATATTTGAAAAATTCAATTTAATAAAAATAAAAAGGGATGAAAATGGAGAGACAAATTACAGGTGAATGCAACAACTGCGAATCTCATTATAATGTTGTGTATGTTGAGGAAATAGTATCGGAAGAACTACCAGAATATTGTCCATTTTGTGGTTCTGAAATAGAAGAAATAACTGAAGAATATGTCGAAGAAGAAGATCCGGATAATGAGGATTGGGACTAATTCAAAATATGTGGTTATATGAAAATAAAGACTTTACTGAAGAACAAATACACGATAACTATGGATTCGTTTACTTAATTACCAACCTGACGAATAACAAAAAATACATCGGAAAGAAATTCTTCTACTCTTCTAAAACAAAAGTATTAAAGGGTAAGAAAAAAAAGTTTAAAATATCTAGTAACTGGAAAACATATTTTGGTAGTAATGCGGATTTACTTTCCGATGTGGAAGTAAACGGGGTGGAGATGTTCAGGAAAGAAATACTATATTTATGTAAAACAAAAGGTGAATGTGGCTATCTTGAAGCTAAAGAGCAGTTTGTGAGAGGTGTGTTAGAGAGTGATTCGTATTACAACTCATGGATAATGGTGAGGGTGCGGAAATCACATATTAAGGATTATAATGTTAGACTATCTGAAATTAATTGATAAATTTGATATGATTTTCTTTGTACCGGATGACGAACACGAAGATGCAATGACAGTTCGGGGTGAAATTTATTTGGAAAAAGGTGAGGATATTGACTCAACAACTATTGGACCTTCATGGACCATAATGTTGTTTAAATACAACGAAGAAAAAATTCAAGAACTTGATAGATTTGATGCGATTCTATCTGAGCCAAGAGAATACATATCAACATTGATACTAGATGATTGGTATGGTATAATTGCTAGAAGAACAACAAAATCTGAAGAACTCATCAATGATTTATTTGACAGTCTAACGAAATTATGTTAGAATTGTGTTTGTACTAACAGAAAGTTTATATGATTTTAATTGATATTAACCAAGTCGTGCTATCAGGTTTGATGGCTCAGATTGACCAGAAGAAAAAATTTGATATGCCAGAAGAAATGTTCAGGCATATCGTGTTAAATATTCTAAGGTCTCATATAAAAAAGTTTAAAAACAAATATGGTGAGGTTATTATCTGTTGTGATAATAGAAAATACTGGCGTAAAGAAGTCTTTGAGTTTTACAAAGCAAGTCGCAAAAAAAACAGAGAGAAATCTAAACTCGACTGGCATTATATCTTTGATATGTTGACAAAATTCAAAGATGAGATTAAGCATAATATGCCATATAAAGTTATTGATGTTGAAGGCGCCGAGGCGGATGATATTATTGCAACACTTGCCGGTTCAACAACAAATCAAGAAAAAGTTTTAGTGTTGTCTAGCGAT